GTTACTTTTGCAGCAGAACCAGCTTCAGCAGGAACACCTTATGTTATGTATACAGCAGCAGGAAGTACAACAACTGTAGTTCTTGGTCTTGTATTAGCTAACCTTAATACAACAGCAGTAACAACTGAAGTTGAACTTGTTAGTACAACATCAAACAGAGGTGGAGCAAACAATGTTGCTAATGGTACATCATTATTAGTTAAAGATGTAACGATACCAACAGGAAGTTCATTAGAAATTTTATCAGGTTCTAAAGTTATTTTAGAAGCTGGAGACAAAATTCAAATTGATTGTTCAGTTGCTGATAAACTATCAGGAACATTATCAGTCATGGAAATAACATAGGAGTTTTAATTGGCTTATATAGGTTCACAACCAGCAAACAAACCAGTAGTTGCAAGTGATTTAGACCCAGCAGTTATTACTGGTCAAACAGCTTTAGCAGTTGCTCCAGCAGATACTGATGAATTTTTAATTAGTGATGCTGGTACTCTTAAAAGATTAGATGCAAGTTTAATTGGTGGTGGAAAAATTGGACAAGTGGTTTCAACAACTTTATCAACTGTAACATCAACAACATCAGATTCATTTAGTGATATTAGTGGTTTAGCAGTATCTATAACTCCAAGTGCTACCAGTTCTAAAGTGTTAGTTTTTGTTAATTTATCTTTAGGATCACAAGCAGCTTATTCTGCTCAATTAAGATTAATGAGAGATAGTACAGCTATTTGTATTGGGACTGATAGTGGAATTGGTGGAAGCCAACCACAAGCAACTTTTCATCAAAAAGGTTGGAGTGATACTGCTATTGTTAATCAAGGAATGAATTTTTTAGATAGTCCAAGTTCAACATCTTCAATAAGTTATAATGTAGAGTGGAGAGAAACAGAAAACACAACTTTATATTTAAATAGAATGTACACAGTTTCCAACAATGTAAGTTATCCTTGGGTTGCAAGTACAATTACAGCAATTGAGGTATTAGATTAATGGATATAATTCAATCAATCGTAGCTATTAGAAAAGAACAAGATGGTGTTCATGCTAAAGTAAGTGTAGATCAAAATGATATAAATAAAATTACTTGGCATGATGGTAATCCAACTAATATTACAAATGAACAAATTTTAGCAAAACAAGAAGAATTACAAGCTGACTATGATGCTAAACAATATCAAAGAGATAGAGCAAATGAATATCCATCTATCGTAGATCAATTAGATGACATCTATCACAATGGAATAGATGTTTGGAAAGAAACAATAAAAACAATTAAGGACAAATACCCAAAGGAATAATTTATGGCATATATAGGACAATCACCATCAATAGGAAACTTTCAAGTCTGCGATGCTATTAGTGTAGTTAATGGTCAAGCTGCATACACGATGCAAGTATCATCTGTTAATGTAGTACCAGAAACAGCTAACCACATGATTGTATCTTTAAATGGTGTTATTCAAGCACCTGGTAGTTCTTATACTGTATCAGGTTCAACTATTACCTTTGCATCTAATTTAGCAACAGGTGATGTTATAAACTTTATTCATATACTAGGATCAGTTCTTGATCTTGGTGTACCTAGCGATGATACAGTAAGTACAGCTAAAATATCAGCTAATGCTGTAACAGCTGCTAAATTTAATGCAGATGTAATATCAGGACAAACTGCTTTAGCAAGTGAACCAGCAGACACAGACGAATTTTTAGTTAGTGATGCAGGTGTCTTAAAAAGAATAGACTACTCACTTATAAAAGGTGGTGGTATGCATACTTTATTATCTACAACTACTGTATCAAGTGCAGTAAGTTCAGTTGATATTGAAGCCAATATTGACACTACTTATAACAGATACCTTATTAGATTAGATGGTGTAAGACCAGCAACAGATAATGCACATTTATATATGAGAATAGGAAGTGCAAGTGGATATATTACAAGTAGTACATACGATTATACAGCAATATCTATGAAACACGATAATAGTTCTCTTGCTTATACTAATCAACAAAATGTAGATCATGTTAGATTAGCTGATGAGGTTGATACTGCATCAACTGGCAGACTTTATTCTGATGTTACTTTATATAATATTACATCAACATCAATCGATCCACAATGGCAAACTAACACACAATATATGAGAGACGATATTATATCACAAACTCTTATGAATGGTAGATTAGATGGTCAAGCTAGTGTTAATTTTTCAAAAGTAAGATTTTATTTTCATAGTGGAAATGTAGATGCTGGAACTTTTAAACTATACGGAATAACATAGGAGTTAAACAATGGCTCTTAAATTTGCTAACAACAATTCTTTATCAGCTTCGTTAAACAAGTTTAAAAAAGAAGAGGAGATTCTGTAATGGCATTAAATTTTGCAAATAATAATTCATTGTCAGCAATCACAGCTTTACCAGCTTCAATATCAGGTGGTGGTTTGACTTTATTGTCTACACAAACAGCTAGTAGTAGTGCCAATCTATCTTTTACGTCAGGAATAGATAGCACTTATAAAGAATATATTTTTAAATTTATTAACATACACCCATCAGCAACAGCAAAATTTCAAGTTAATTTTTCAACAGATGGTGGAAGTAATTATAATGTTACCAAAACAACAACTGCTGTACAAATTTACCATAATGAAAATACAGATAGTGATACAGGTTTTGGTTATTCAACAGGTGGAGATTTAGCACAAGGAACAGGTGCGGCACAGATTGGTCAAGGTGCTTCAACGGGTAATGATGAAAGTTTAGCAGGTTTTTTACATTTATTTGATCCATCAAATACTACCTTTGTAAAACATTTTATAGCAGATACTGTTTCAACAAGTGATAGTTACGCTTACAGAAGATTACACGCAGGATATGGTAATACAACAAGTGCTATCAACGCTGTGCAATTTTCTCAATCATCAGGCAACATAGATTCAGGAGTTATAAAATTATATGGCGTTAGTTAAATACAATAATAATTCAATTTCAAGTGTAACTGCTTTAGGTAGTTTGCCAGCTGGTGGTTTAAATTTAATTACAACAAACACCATATCATCAGGAGTGTCATCTTCAGATTTTACTTCTAGTATTGATAGCACATACGATACTTATTTATTTAAATTTATAAGCATACACCCAGCATCTAATGCAGTTGAATTTAAAGTAAACTTTAGAGATGGTAGTTCTAATTTTGATGCAACAAAAACAACTACTAATTTTATGGCTTATCATAATGAATCAGGTAGTTCTACATCTTTAGAATATAGAGCTGGTGATGATCTTGCACAATCAACAGGAGATCAAACATTAGGTGATAATCTTGGTAATCACTCAGACGCAACTTTAAGTGGTTATATGTATTTGTTTAATCCCTCATCTACAACTTTTGTAAAACATTTTATTGCACAAACAACTTTTATGGAACAAGATAGCACTCCGTATTCAATGAATTCATTTACTGCTGGATATTGTAATGTAACTGCCGCTATTGATGGGGTTACTTTTAAAATGAACTCAGGGAACATAGATAGCGGAGTAATAAAAATGTATGGATTGAGTAAATCATAATGAGCATAGTTAAATTAAATAACAGAGGAGTAAAAGACGCAACTGCTTTTGGTAGCATAACAGGACTTGGTAATTTAGTTTTTATATCAAGATCAACTGCTAGTTCATCAGCAAGTGTAAGTATAACATCAGGTCTTACTAGCACCTATAAAGAATATATATTTATGTTTAATAATATTCACCCAGCTACTGATAACGCAAACTTACAATTTAATATGTCTATTAATGGTGGAAGTAACTACAACGTTACAAAAACATCTTCACATTTTAGAGCATATCATACAGAAAGTGGATCATCTACAGGATTAGGATATAGAACAAGTGATGATCTAGCACAATCAACAGGTTATCAAACTCTTGTAGTTGAAGGCGGCAATGATAATGATGCTAATAGTGTTGGTATTTTACATCTTTTTGAACCATCAAGTTCTGTGTTTGTAAAACATTTTATTTTTACAGGAATGACAGACGCATCAGGCGATACAGCTAGACCAACTTATGTTGCTGGATATGGAAATACAACAAGTGCAATTAACGCAGTAGATTTTAAAATGTCATCAGGAAACATTGATTCAGGCACGATAGATATGTATGGAGTTCTATAAATAATTATGATAACAACCAACAATAAGGAGTAAATATGGCAAGATACAAAATGGTAAATGGAGAAAGAATCCAATTTACAGCAGCAGAAGAAACAGCTAGAGATGCAGAAGAAGCAGCTTGGTCAGCTGGTGCTTTTGATAGAGCTATGGCAGACTTGAGACAAAGAAGAAATGCTTTGTTATCAGCTACTGACTTCTATGCTTTATCAGATGTAACAATGAGTGCTGACATGACAACGTACAGACAAAACCTTCGTGATCTCACAAATGGTTTAAGTACAGTTGCTGATGTTAATGCTGTTGTTTACCCAACAAAACCTGAATAAATTATATAAATTATAATTCATATCTGTTAATAAATTAACATGAAGTTTATGTTAATTTTAAAGGTATGTTCCGTTGTACACTTGAATTGTTTACCACCAATTCAGGATAGTTTTGTATTTAATTCTTGGTCAGAATGTGCTAGTGCAGGTTATCTACGATCTATTCAAACAAATAATAGTATAGATAGTGGTATGATAAATAGAAATAAAATTGTTGTTAACTTTGAGTGCGTAGAAGTTGATGAATCATAGGAGAATATATGGATAAAATGATAGAAACATTTTTAGAAGAAATAACAAAGTTTTGGGAAAAAGTAAAAAGCTATGTCAAAAACAAAATTAAAAAAATCATCTGCAACTGTAAGTGCCAAAAAACAGATTAGAGAATACGCAGAAAAAAATAATAGTATTCGTATCTCTTACCATGAGAAGGTATGTCAAGAACGTATGAAAACTTTATTTAAAGCGATTGACGAAATGCGTAAAGATATAA